GATCTTTTGGAGTGTCATTTTGTTTGACAGCTAAGTTGTTGCATCATTCTGTTATGAAACCTTTGGTTGAGGAGCAAGATTTGGATTTGGCAGTTCAATCTGGTTCCGAAAATCGGGATTTTGAGATTGTTGGCAAGTTAGACAAACCTGTTTTTTGTAACACTAAATCCCGTATAGTCAATAGTCCTTTATTACCTATTTTTGGTCCTTCTTTCAGGAAGCCCGCTTATTTGACTGTTACTCCTTCTGGCGTAGATCCCATGGAATTAGCTAGGGAACAGTATAAGGGTGAGATAGTCCAACTTGACCAGAAACGTTTGAATTTGTGTAGTGTTATGTTGATGAAGCATTTTTTTTCAAATGCAGTTTGGTTGCCTGAATCTAGAGAACCTATTAGTTTTGTTGATGCTGTACGTGGTTTTCCTGGCGACAAGCATTGGAAAGGTATCTCAAGAAAAACTTCACCTGGTTACCCATGGATGTTGGAAACCAAAGGTCCAGGGAAGACTGATTTTTTTGGTTCAGAAGGTGATTATTCCTTTGACAGTCCTTTGTGTCGCAAATTGATGAACAAGGTTGTTAAGGATTTGGACAAAGCAGCCCAAACTGGTTTGGAGTCAGGGCACATTTACCGAGATTTTCTAAAAGACGAGCTCAGACCCATTGAAAAGGTTGAGGCTGGTAAATCTCGAATGGTTTCTGGTGCTCCATTAGATCATTTGATTGAAATGCGGATGTATTTTGGCCAATTTGCGAGATTTTTGACCAAGAATAATGTTTCTATTGGTATAGCAGTAGGAGCCAACCCTTATTCAGCAGATTGGGATTTGTTAGTTAAGTATTTTAAAGGTAACACCACCCATTTGATAGCTGGTGATTACAAACATTATGACGGTTCTTTGACACCACAATTGCTTTATTCTTTTATGTATATGGCAGATTTGTTTTACGGTGTCGAAGATTATAAAATCCGTCAGAGTATCATGTCTGATATTGTTTGTTCTAAACATGTTTATCGTGATATGGTTTATCAATTTTACAAGGGAATGCCCTCTGGTAATCCTATGACCAGTTTGATAAACAGTGTTTGCAATCAACTTTTGATTTATTATAACGTCAGTTCGATTTTGAGTGATAAAGGTTTGTCTTTGCAAGATTCAGTTGTTACAGCTTTTTCAGAGTTGAGAGCTGTTACGCTTGGAGATGACAATGTTATTTCCATGAGCCCTTATTTACGTGATAGCGTAACTTATGAATCTTTTGTTGACAGATTTAAAGAAATGGGTTATGTTTACACGGATGAGGTTAAAGATCAGTCCATGGCTTACAATTATCGGAGTATTGACCAAATTAGTTTCCTTAAGAGGAGCTTTGTTTTCGACCCTGTTGTTGGTCGATACATAGCCCCATTGTCTATGGACACCATTTTGGACATGCCGAGATGGACCAAATTAGGTGATGAGTCCAATTATTGGTCCATTTTAATTGCCAAGTTGCAGACAAGTCTGTACGAATTGTCTTTACATGGGCGTACTGTGTTTCAAGCACATCGTGAAAAATATTTGCAAGCTAGTAAAGTTTTGAATTGTGTCTTGAATACAGATTTTGATTTGTGTAAAGACAAGGCGTTGTCCTTGGATTATGATTGGAATTAATTTTGATTTTCAATCATTTTCGGTCTTTTTCTCGTATTGTTTGGTTTCAATTGTTTTCGGTCCATTTCCATAGGCATGCGGTTGCCTATGGTTATTAGCACATCCGCAGCACACGGGCTTAGTGTGCTTAAAAGCCCAAAACGGAGACTTATTTAAGTTTACTAATCCAGGAGCCGTTCATGGCAAACCCATGAAGTAGACCAGATTCCCGGCGATCCCGGTGCGCTAATAGTTATGAGTGTAGCTTTTAGCAAAGAAACGCACTTGCATCAATCAATTCAACTAAGATAGCATCAGTAGGCAGTTCTGCCGCTACTACTGAGCTTTATGAGCATAATGCTCTTCAAAGGCAGATACCAACTAAACTCCCTTCTTTTGATGCCACTGTTTTACAAACTGCGGGTACAGGTTATGTTCAAAATATAAAGGAATTTTTGGCAAAACCTGTTATTCTTGGTAATGCAGTGTATTCAACAACGTCTGGAGTTCAGTTATTTAATATTAACATTGGACCTCAATTGTTTACACAAAGTGTTTGGTGGGACAAATTGAAAGGATTTAAATACATACGTGCAACTGCAGTTATTAGGATTGTTGTTAATATGAGTCCTTTTCAAGCAGGATCTCTTTTAGCACACTTTTCACCATGTTGGAACAGAGCCCAAACTCAATTTTTGGGTACTGATTTGTCTCTGATTGGTAAATCTCAGAGACCTGGTGCTAGAATTGATTCTTGCAATGGTGAGACAATATTAAGATTTCCTTATGTTGCGCCTAATATGTATTTTGATCTTTCAGATCCGAACATTAATGATGTTAATTTAACTCGTAACTATCATTGGGGTAGATTTGTACTTGAGAGCTTAACAGGTTTACGAACAGGAGTCTCTTCTGAGAACACTGCTGATGTTAAGCTTTATTTGTCTTGGGAAGATATTGATTTGCAAGCTCCAACTTATGTTGTACAATCAGGTAATGTTCAGGACGTTGAGGTTGAAGCAGCACAAGAAGGTCCTGTTGCTCGAGCTTTTGCCAAAGGTCAAACTTTGGCTAAGGCTTTGAATGGTGTTCCAGTTTTGTCTACCATTGCAGAACCTTCTTGGTGGTTTGCGGGCTTGGGACGTTCTGTTGCCAATTTGTTTGGTTGGTCAAAACCAAATAAGGGTGGAGACGTTTCAAAAATGGCGCTCATGCCTACTGCTTCTTCATACAATGCTGATGGAGTGGACAATTCCATTCCGATGTCTTTACTTAGTAGCAATAAGGTAGAGATATTGAAGGACATACCTGGACATGACTTGGACGAGATGTCAATAGATTTTATTAAGAGACAAAAAGCTATTGTCAACACTTTTATAGTAACTTCCACTAGTTCAGGCACTATAGCCACTTACGATTTGCAGCCAAATGGTTTTCGACAAAATGTTACAGTGGTTCATAATGGAGTCAATGTGGTTTGCACACAGCCATCTCCCATTGCGTTTTTGGCTGGCATGTTTCGATATTATCGTGGCAGCATCAAGATAAAATTCAATTTTGTTAAAACGCAATATCATGCTGGCACTCTGGCATTTGCTTTTGCGCCAAACACTGACAAGGCGTCTATTAACAATATTGATTTGTCTATGATCCATGCTGAACATGTAGATTTACGAACTACTGATTCTTATGAAGTTACATTACCATTTGTTTCAAACAAATTGTATTTGCCAGTGGATTCTAGTTATGGCAGGTTGTACGTATATGTAGTGAATCCAATTCGTGCCCCTGAATCTGTTTCTTCAATAATTGACATATATGTTGAAGTTTCAGGAGGTGATGATTTGGAATTTGCTGTTCCGCGTTCAGCTTTATCTTGTCCTGTGGTGCCTCAGTCTGGGTTAGAATATTATGTTCAATCTGGAATTGAAGAACAACAACAGTCACAAGATTGTGTTATGTTAGAATCTACTATTGGCTATAGTGATTTGGTGTTGTCTGATAGGGCTGCTTCGTATTCCATAGGTGAGAAAGTTATGTCTGTTTTGCAATTTTTAAAAGCATTTCATAAGGTTAATGTTAGAACTACTATTGCTTCTAGTCTTATTAATTCTAGGGACGGTGGTTTTAATCCTTTTCTTACTGGGTCTTTTAACACTAGGACAGTTCCTTTGGCTGACACAAATTTGTATTTGGTTGGTCTTACTGGTGATCCTTACACCTATCTCTCTGGAGCTTATGCTTTCCGTAGAGGAGGTGTTAGATTGCAGTTTTTGATCCAACCTTCTACAGCTTTGTCATACGTATCTTTATGCCGCGATAGTAGGCCTGAAGGTACTAACATAGGTTCTGTTTGGTGGGAAGTTCCTGTTCAAAACGAACTCACCAGTTCCAATTTAGTCCCTGTTTCAAATGCTTATCCTTTACTTAGGAAGGTTGTTGGACAGACACTTTCTAACATGGGTTTTGCTCAAGTGCAGATTCCTTATTATAGTAAGTGCCCACTTACTTTAAATGCTCCCCCCACTTACGGAGGAGCGACTTGGGCAAATTTTTATCCATTTGACATGCCAGATGTTTCAGTGCAGTATTGGAATGAATCATTAGCAACTTCTTTAACATGGAACGTACAGCGTTCTGTTGCTGATGATTTCCAATTTTCTTACTGGATTGGAGCACCTTTATTGGCTCCTGTCAATGGAGTTGGTTAACTTTTAAATATTCAAGAGTTTTTCCCTCGAAGGCGAGGTTTCTCTTGTAACGATAACATATGGTTTATTATCGTACATTAACTTGGATGTTTAAAAGCTTCCAGGTTATTGTTTAGATAACAAACCGTTACGCCACG